GCCTCTGGCGGTGGCCCCGGTGCGCTGATCGCGGCCTCTGCCGGTTCGAAAGCCATCCGTCAAATCTTTGACAAGATGCCGATGATGATGGTGCGTCGCACGCTCCAGCGTGCCGCCCAGGATCCGGCATTGATGGCGCAGCTTCTGCGTCGCAACCTCTCCGAGCGCGAAAAGTTCCGTTTGGCGAAGTCGCTGCACGCGTACATGCTGGCCTCGGGCCTGAACTACGCGACGTACGAAGAGCCGCCTGAAGCAAAGGTCGCGGCTCAAGGACCAAGCGCCGCGGATCAGTTGCAGAGCATCGAGGATGTATACAACCGTCTGCGTGGCCGGCCGCAGCCGCCGGCTCCGACGACGCGTGGTGTTCCGGGCCTCCCCCCAGCGCCCAACGCTCCACCGACTGGGGGTGTACCCGGCGGAGCACCCCCTGTAGCGGGTGGCGCTACACCGAGTCGTGCGATGTTGCAGCAACTCTTCCCGAACGACGCTGTCCTAGGGGCCGCTGCGATGGCACAAAACCCGGCGATGCAGCCACCGCCGGGAATGGGTTAGCTAAAGTAGTTAGTCATCTGGTCGCAGTCAGGCGTGTGGAAGCACTCCACACGCTTGAGCCAACCCTCTTTGTATCGCTCAAATTCTGATCCACTGGTGCTGAACTCCTGCGTCCCACCAGACTGGAGCGATATCAGCACGTAGCCGTGTTTGATTGTGGTGCCATGCACCACATCATGCGCCAGGGCGTACGCTGCCAACTGATGGAAGTAGTCCTGGATCCACTCGTGCTTCTTCGGCTTCAGTGACTGCTTGAAGTCGACGATCGCAGGGTTACCGCGGTACACGCCCACGAGATCCGTCGTTCCGGCGTACTTAGTTGGATAGTACAGCGGCACTTCTGAGCCCCAGATCTCCTCCAGGTTCAGGAAGTACTCGTTGATGAGGCGATAGCCCATCTCATAGCCCTTGATCATCAGCCAATTGGTCGGCCGCGGCAGATCCCTGTACGCGATCATCCGCTCGATGACGTTGTGCATGTGCGTGCCGACCGTGGCCGCTTCATTTTTGATCCGGTTCGCTTCTGCCTCACCAACCCTCGCGGCCCACGCGTCAAGGGACTTCTTGTCCTTCGTGGCAGAGAGGATCGTGGTCACGCTCGGCAATGCAACCGCATTACCGTCCACGTACCGCCGGCCTTCCGGGCTGTCTACACGCTTTAGCGCCTCGTACTTGTACAGGCGTTTGATTGGGATCAGATCAACCATTTCTTAACCTCCTCTCCGAGTACCTGCGTCGAGATGTCGATCTTGTCCCGAAGCGCTTTAACGATCTTCTCGTCCACAGTCTTGACCGCAATCAAGTCGATGTAAGTGACGTTCTTGGTCTGGCCGATGCGGTGCGCGCGATCCTCTGACTGCAAACGCTTCTCCAGGTCGAAGCTATTGCTGTAGTAAACGACCACGTTCGCCGCGGTAAGGGTAAGCCCGTACCCGCCAGTGCTGGGATTGCCGACAAAGAAGCGCAGCTTGCTCTCCGGGTTCTGGAACTCCAGCACTACGCGCTGCCGCTCGTCGTCCTCCGTATCGCCGTAGTACGTGCCGACGCTCTCCATGCCGTACTCCTTCTGGAGCGCGAGCTTGATGGCGTCGATGTCGTGACGGTAGGTGGCCCAGATAATCATCTTGCCGTCGGTCTCTTCGACGATCGACATCAGCTCCTCGATCCGCTTGTTGGGCAGAGGCATGACTGTGCCGTTGTCGAGCTTCACGTGACCACAGGTTATCTGATGCAAACGCATCAACTGCGTCAACGCATTGACGGTGGACATCATCCCCTGCTCGAACTGCGCGAGTGCCAGTGTCTTCATCTGCTGGTACGCACGAGCCTGCTCGTCGGTGAGGTCTACCTCACGCTTCACGTAGAGTTTGTCTGGAAGGTCCAGGCACTCCTCTTTCTTGACGCGGAAGCTAAACCGATCGAGCTTTTCTTTGAGCTCATCGAGCTTTCGATAGCCGACGATTTGTTTGAAGCTATGGCTTGCCAAGCGACGCTCAACGACGACCGCGTACCGTGCTTGGAATGCGTAGTACGAAGGTGAGTCAAGACACGCATCGGACAGGAACGCACACTGCTGGTACAGATCCATCGGCGACTTAGTCACCGGCGAGCCTGTCAGGATGCGGCGGTACTTCGCCATTTTGCCTGTTTTTTCAGTGTTTTTGCTGCGTTTGCTGTTTGGCGTCTTGATCGTCGTCGACTCATCGATCGCCATCAGTGCGTTGTGCACGAACAGGAATCTTTGAGCAAACTTCGCGCCCCGCGGTGTGGAGAACGCTTCAATGTTCATCACTAAGATCTTCAAGTCCTCAGTGATCTCGAACATCGAATCAAGCGCCTCCTGCTCCGCCTTGCGTGGCGTTGCGGCCCACAGCGCTACACGGTAGACGGTGTGCTCGGGCATGTGCTTTGGGAGTTCAGTGTCTACCCAGTTGCGGTACACGCCCTTTGGTGCGACGATCAGTGCAGCGTTGATACGGCCCTGGTCGTACAACATGGCGATATTGTTGATGAGCATGAAGCTCTTACCTGTGCCCATGTCCGCAAATAGGGCCGCCACTTGGTGGTCCCAAAAGCGTTGAAGGTAAGCAGCTTGATGCGCAAACGGCTTGTTTTTGAATCGATAGGTCTGTAAAAATTGGCTCATTGGTCTCTCGCTTTCTAACAGGGGTTGCAATCCCTGAAGCGCGAGTCTACACTAGGTCCTAGTTTTGAGAAAGGAGAAATGTAAGTGGCTAAGGTATACGTCGTTTCCGAGACCTTGCAGCACAACATCGCAAGTGCTTTGGATTACGGCGATATTGAAACGATTTTGCCGCCTAACGCCCAGATTGCGTTTTCCGTTGTTCCGACCGTTCGACGGGTTCAACGTAAGCTGGATAAGTTCACCGACAATGACTACCTGTTGTTGATTGGTGATCCGTCTGCAATAGGTATCTGTTGTGCGGTAGCGGCATTCAAAAACAACGGTCGATTCAAGTGCCTTAAGTGGGACAAGCGGGAACGCCGTTACATTCCCCTCGAGGTGGATCTTTTTAAGAAAGGAGAAATTGATGAGCCTTACGAGCTTATTTGAGCAAGAGTCCGATGCGCTGCAAGTCCAAGACGAGCAGATCACCGGTATCTCAGCCCTCGCCCGTCGCGCCAAGTCACTCGAGAAGCAGATCGAGGACGAGGAAGAGACGCTTAAGGGACTGAAAGAGAAGTACCGCAAGCTGACCGAGGAAGCGATCCCGGAAGCTCTCGCCGAGTTGGGTATGTCGTCCTTCCGCATGGAAGACGGTAGCTCGATCGACGTGAAGCCCTTCTATAGCGCCTCGATCACCGAAGCCCGACGTGCTGAAGCCTTCCAATGGCTCAGGGACCACGGCTTTGATGACATCATCAAGAACACCGTCAGCGTCCGCTTTGGACGTGGCGAAGACGAGCTCTGCAATCGTCTTCTCTCGACGCTCGGTCAGCAAGGTTTTCCAGCCGAGCAGGCCGAAAAGGTAGAAGCCTCGACCCTCAAGGCCTGGGTCAAGGAACGCGTTGTGCGTGGCGAGGAGTTCCCTATGGAACTGTTCGGTGCGTACATCGGTAAAAAGGCCGTAATCAAGTCAGTCTGATAAAGGATCACGAACCATGGCTAAATCAGCATTAGCAGAAAAGACCCAGGGCACCGCTCTGGCCATCGCAACCGCCTTCGAGGAGGATGCCAGCAGCAGCTTTGCTGGCATGAACCAGGACGACTTCGCCCTGCCGTTCTTGCGTCTTTTGACCAACACGTCACCGGAAGTTGGAGAGATTGACGGGGCCCTCCCCGGCATGATCTACAACAGCGTCACGGGTCAGCTCTACGACGGTAAGAAGGGCATCACGGTCATCCCGTGCGCCTACATCCGTCAGTACATCGAGTGGGCTCCCCGTGGTAGCGGATCCGGAGCGCCAATCCACATCTACCCGGCAACGTCCGACATCCTCTCCCGCACGCATCGCGAGCCGGGCGAGAACAAGGATTACCTGGACAACGGCAACTACATCGAGAACACTGCCAATCACTACGTGATGGTGGTTGACGCCGATGGCACGCCGTCTCCGGCACTGATCGTCATGAAGTCCACGCAGCTCAAGAAGAGCCGCAAGTGGAACAGCATGATGCAGTCGGTGAAGTTGCAGGGTAAGAACGGCCTCTTCACGCCGCCGATGTACAGCCAGATGTACCGCCTGACCACGCAAGCCGAGTCGAATGACAAGGGCAAGTGGTTCGGCTGGGAAGTCGAGCGCATTGGTACGGTAGAGGACGAAGGCGTCTACCAAATTGCGAAGGCATTCTCTCAGTCGGTCTCTTCGGGCCAGGTTAAACCCAAGCACGAAGGTGAGAGCGAATCCTCCGCAGGTGCCGCACCGTTTTAATGTCTTGGGGCCGAAAGCAGTGTATCCCCCCACCCACTTGCTGCAAGTAGGCCCCATCTTTCGAGAAAGTAGAAATGACCGACATCACACGGTTCAAAGCGATATTTCTGGGCTTAGATATCGCCTATGGGACCTACAAAATCGAAGGCGCGAAGGGCAACGGCAAACAAGCCGGAAAGGCCGTCGTCGTTCGGAAGCCCCCAACCGATGATCTCTGGCAAAAACATCTCGAAGGCGCCGAGCCTTCCCTTGGCATCATTCCCATTCGTGCAGATAACTCCTGCATTTGGGGATGTATTGATATTGATCAGTACCCTCTGGACCATGCTGGACTGATCAAAAAGATCCGCAGCCTCGAGCTGCCCCTTGTCGTCTGCCGCAGTAAGTCTGGCGGCGCGCACGTATTCCTCTTTACCTCGGAGCCGATCCCGGCTGCCGAGATGCAAAAGTATTTGAAAGCGGCCGCGGCGCTCTTAGGCGAAGCAGGCCGTGAGATCTTCCCCAAGCAGGCGGAGATTCTTGTCGAGCGCGGTGACACCGGTAACTTCCTCAATCTGCCGTACTTTGGCGGCGACGACACAATGCGCTACGCCTTCAATGACGAAGGCAAGGCCGCCACGCTCGAGGAGTTCTATGAGCTCTACGATCGCTTCGTACAGCCGAAAGAACTGAAGTTCCCCGAAGAGCCGAAGTCGCCAGAGTCTCCGATCAAAGACGGGCCGCCGTGCTTGCAGGCGATCTGCGCACAGGGCGTGCCCGAAGGCACACGGAACAACGCACTCTTCGCGATCGGCACATATCTCAAGCGGGCACATCCCGGCACTTGGGACAACCTGATGGTGGAGTACAACTTCAAGTACGTCAGCCCACCGCTGCCGAACAACGAGCTACAGGTCATCATCAAGCAGCTCAACAAGAAGGAGTACCGCTACAAGTGTAAGGACTCGCCGCTCAATGCCTTCTGCAACAGCGGCCTGTGCAGGACTCGTAAGTTTGGGATCGGGGCTCACGGGCCAGACTCCCCGCAGCTCTCTGCGCTCTCCAAGTATGCAAGCGAACCGCCGTTGTGGTTCCTGGACGTGAACGGCAAGCGCATCGAGCTCGACACCGAAAGCCTGTTCAATCAAATGGCTTTCCAGAAGTCCTGCGTCGAGAAGCTAAACGTGCTGCCGCCTGCCGTAAAGAAGCAGGACTGGGAGCAGCTTCTCAATGCACTGCTGACCGAGATGGTTGAGACAGAGCAGATCACTGTGGCCAGTGAGGACACTACCGTCACCGGACAGTTTAATGATCTGCTCGAGGAGTTCTGCACGCACTTGCAGCAGGCGATGGATCGCGACGAGATCCTCCTCGGCCGGCCGTGGACGAGCGACGATGAAGGCAAGACGTACTTTCGCATGAAGGATCTGAACGCCCACCTTCTTCGCAACAACTTCAAAGGCCTCTCGCATCCGAAGATGGCACAGCGCGTGCGTGATATCGGAGGCGAGCCGATCAGCCTGTTCCTTAAGAACCGTGCGGTACGATGCTGGCGTATCCCCCGCTTCGAGCGGCAGGACGCGCCCTTTGATACGCCGGAGCAAAAGAAAGCCAGGAGCCCATTCTGATGTTGAAGATTGACGGATTTGACAGCGCCCTCATCGGCCTCTCCACCGTATGGCAGCGCACCGAGGAAGGTGCCGAGCGCATCGACACGCTGATCTACAACGGCGATGTGATCGTCACGATTCTCATGCACCAGTCCGGGCTCTCTGAGGAAGAAGCGATGGAGTACATCAGCTACAACATCGAAGGCGCGTACGTCGGCAAGAACACACCGATTATCGTCTGGCCGTGCAACATGGAGACGGTCAACGACATGACGATCGAGGACGAAGAGTGAGCATCCAAAAGGTCTTTGGTCCGCCTGGCGCGGGCAAGACGACCTACCTACTCTCGATCGTCGAGAAGGAACTCGAGGCCGGTGTGCACCCGACACAGATCGGGTACTTCGCATTTACTCGCAAGGCCGCCACCGAAGCGCGCGATCGAGCAACACAGCGGTTTCCGCAACTGAGCCCGGATCTCGACTTCCCCTACTTCCGCACGCTGCACTCACTGGCGTACCGCTGTCTCGGCATCACCACCAAGGACATGATGTCCCCGCAGCACTACGCCGACTTCGCCAAAGAAGCCGGTATCGAGATCGGCATCGATCACGGAGACGAAGAGTTCGCTATCCAGGCGACCCACCCGATCCTGAACGAGATCAACATCGCGCGCGTTAAGCACAAGGACCTGCGACAGCACTACAACGACAGCAAGATGGAGATCGAGTGGTTCCATTTTGAGTACGTCGATCGGAGTTATCGTCACTACAAAAACACCCACGGCCTGCTGGACTTCACCGATCTGCTCGAGCGCGTCGTCGACGAGCCTGATCGATTACCGCGGCTGAAATCGCTCATCATCGACGAAGCACAGGATCTCTCCCGCTTGCAGTGGCGCGTCGTGGAAGAGCTCGCGGCCCGCGCTGAACGGACCTATATCGCCGGCGACGATGACCAGGCGGTCTACACTTGGGCCGGTGCCGACGTGGATAGTTTCCTTACCTTTGATGGCAACGTGCACGTGCTCGATCAGTCCTATCGCGTGCCCTCGAAGATCCATTCGCTTGCCGATCGCATCGTCAATCGTATCCGCAAGCGCCAACCCAAGGTCTGGAAGCCGCGCACCGAAGGCGGCACGATCGCCTACTACAACGACTTCCAACACGTCGATATCACTAACGGCGAGTGGCTCGTGCTTGCCGCAGCCAACTACATGCTCACCGACATGCACGATTGGCTGAAGTCGCAAGGGCTACTCTTCGAGCGCCACGGACAACGGAGCATCCCCGAAGCGATCCTCGTGGCCGTCGTCGGCTGGGAGCGACTACGCAAAGGCCAGGAAGTTCCCTTCCCTGTCGTCAAGACGATCTACAAGTACCTCGATGCCCAGTTCGTGAAACACGGACATAAGGGGCTGAAGACGGCGAGCGTAGATACAATGTATACACACGAATCACTGACCAAGGACCACGGCCTACTGACCGATGTCATCTGGCACGAAGCCCTGACCAAGATCGGTGAGGACAAACGTAATTACCTCATCGCCCTGCTGCGACGCGGCGTGAAGCTCACGGGCAAGGTCCCGATCAAGCTCTCCACGATCCACGGCGCTAAAGGTGGCGAGGCCGACAACGTACTACTGATCAGCGACCTCTCAACGAAGTTCGCGAACGAGTACGAGAACAACCCCGACGATATCAACCGCCTGCTCTACGTCGGGATCACCCGCGCGAAGCAGGCTCTACACATTGTTCTTCCTAAGAACACCCAAAAAGGATTTAGATTGTGAGCACCGTTCCTATGTTCCCGCGCACCGCTGAGTGGGTGCCGCCTGCGAGTTTCCCAGACCTTTCCGCCGCAACGGAGATTGCGATCGACCTCGAAACATGTGACCCGAACATGGAGTCGATGGGGCCAGGATGGCCCCGGAAGGACGGCTATATCGTCGGCTACGCCGTAGCCGTGGATGGCTGGAAGGGCTACTTCCCGATCGCCCACCAGGGCGGCGGCAACCTCGATGAGCGCATCGTCAACCGTTGGATGAAGAAGGTGCTCGAGCTGCCGTGCGACAAGATCATGCACAACGCCGCCTACGATCTCGGCTGGCTTCGAGCGTCGGGGTTCACGGTCAACGGCAACATCTACGACACGATGATCGCCGCTCCGCTGATTGACGAGAACCGTTATAGCTTCGCCCTAAACTCCTTGGGCTTCGATTACCTCAAGGAAACGAAGTCTGAGCAGGGCCTCAAGGATGCGGCCTCTGACTTCGGTGTGCACGCCAAGAAGGAACTCTGGAAGCTGCCCGCTATGTACGTCGGCGCCTACGCCGAGCAGGACGCGGCGCTGACACTCAAGCTCTGGCATCACCTGAAGACGTTACTGAAGAAGGAAGAAGTCGAGTCGATCTTCAACCTCGAGATATCCCTGTTGCCCGTGCTGATCGATCTGACCTATCAAGGCATTCGCTTCGATCGCCCAAAGTGCGAGCAGCTCATCGACGATTTCAAGCACAAGGAGCTCGAGCACATTAAGAACATCAAGTCGCTCTCCGGTGAGCGCGTCGACATCTGGGCCGCGGCCAGCATCGCCAAGGCCTTCGACAAGCTGGGCCTCGCCTACCCGAAGACCGCTACAGGCCTGCCGAGCTTTACCAAGACCTTCCTCGATTCCCACGAGCACCCTGTCGCAAAATTAATTGTTGAAGCGAGAGAATTTAACAAGACTCATGGTACCTTCCTCGAACCGTACTTACGCCACAGCGCCAAGGACGGACGAATCCACCCCCACATCAATCAGATGCGTTCCGAAGACGGAGGCACCGTCACCGGTCGCCTCTCGATGAACAACCCCAACCTACAACAGGTCCCGGCGCGTCATGAAATCATCGGTCCCCTGGTACGCTCGCTTTTCCTGCCTGAAGAAGGACAACTCTGGGCAGCGAATGACTTCAGCTCACAGGAGCCTCGGCTTCTCGTCCATTACGCAACCCTACTCGATCTCCCAGGCGCAGAGCGCATGGCAGACGCATACCGCAACGACCCGAATACCGACTTCCACCAAATGGTGGCAGATATGGCGGGCATCAAACGCAAAGCCGCCAAGACCATCGGACTTGGATTGATGTACGGCATGGGCAAGCAGAAGCTTGCCGACTCGCTCGATCTGCCCCTCGATGAAGCCGCGGAGCTCATCGGTACGTTCCACTCTAAAGTGCCGTTCCTCCGTGGCACGATCGACTCTGTGATGCGCCGCATCGAACATCCGGCCTCCGGTGGCTCGATCCGCACGCTGCTTGGCCGTAAGTGCCGCTTCCCGCTCTGGGAACCGGTGGAGTACGGCATCAACAAGGCGCTGCCTCGCGAGCAAGCCGTCGTGGAATACGGACCACGGATCAAGCGTGCGATGACGTACAAGGGTTTGAACCGCCTCATCCAAGGATCCGCCGCGGATCAGACCAAAGCCGGCATGCTCGCGCTGCACAAAGCGGGCTTCCGGATTCTCTTGCAGGTGCACGATGAAGTGGCCGTCAGTGTTCAAGATAAAGACGCCGCGCTCGAAGCTGCGCGGATCATGAAGGACGCCGTCAACCTCGAAGTGCCCTCCAAAGTGGACACGGAACTCGGCCCCTCCTGGGGCGAGGCAAAAGGATAGTTGCAAATGGGTTTTTGATCGGCTAGATTCTGGCCCTAAGAAAGGAGAATGGTGTGAGCCGCCGCAAAGAGAAAGAACGCTATCCGCTTCCAGAAGGCCGTAAGTGGACTAACCTCAACTACGACGACTTCAATAAACGCTATCCGCGTTTGGGAGCGGCGCGTCTGGCTGCACGCACCGATCGTGCCGGTAAGCGAAAGCTTAAAGAGCTGAACAACTACATCAGCGCTAACGGGCGACGGATGGATGGCAAGCGCATCTACCGTTACAAGAATCGCAAGTCGCCAACCAAACGACCTGGCGCGAAGTTCTCTTCCGTCATGGTGCCTATGGACATCCACGTCATGCTCAAGGAACTCTCGAAGTTCCACAAAAAGAGTATGTCCCAGATCCTCCGCGAACAGATTGAACCGATGTTCGATGAAGCCTATAAACAAGCCGAAATACTGGCACGCATCGAGGCCAATAGGAAGAAAGATGAAGAAGCACTTGACTCAGATCAACCTCGACGTCGCTATAACGTATGAGATCTTGGACCCGATCCAAGTGGCAGACTACATCCTGCCGCCGATGATCGAGCTCCAATCGGCCTACGTCGAACTCGAGAAAGAAGACGGACGCAGGGCGACTGTGAACATCCTCAAAGTATTGAGCGAGTCACAGCGCATGCTGATCGAAGATGAAATCATTGACGCACTAACTGGAGAAGACGAATGAACTTGTTTCCTGAAAAACTGACCGAGGACAACGGATCCATCAAAGTCGACGGCGGCATCACCCTGCGCGATTACTTCGCCACGGCCGCCATGCAAGCGATCCTCACCGGTAACGGCGGCAGCGCCCCGAACCGATGGGAACTCGTCGCGGACGCCTACAAGGTGGCCGATGCGATGCTTGATGTGAGGAAGGAATGACAGTACCGCGCATCCGACGCTGCACCGAATGCAAACGTACCTTCGTCACCCCAGACAGTTTCCGCCAACACAAGCGCAACGGCGGGGTATGTCGGTCGGAAGAGGCATTGCGGCTCGTCGGATTCATCGAAACGCCTAAAGGCTGGAAACACCACCACGTCACCAAGATGCCCAAGTGATATGAACGAAGAAGGCAAGTCCTGGCTCTACGACAAAGCGTACGACGCTTCGGTTCAATACCTAGAGGATTGGAAGCGAGTGCAGAAGATTCACGGCCGACGGCCGTCAGAGCTCGAGTGCCAGGAGGCCAGGATGTCTTACTACCGCGGCTATCTTGACGGTGCTAAAAAGATACTGGAACCCCTATGAAAACCTACACCAAACCCGGACGATACAACCTCGTGCTATCCCTCGAGCAGTACAAAGTATTGCTCGAGCGCAAACGCATCGCCCACGCCAATAACGATCGAGTGCCGCTGAAGGATCTTGTCGAAGCGTGGGGCATTAAACAGCACCACATGGCAACCGCCGTGCACCGCGGCATCAAACAATACGACTACATCATCTGGAAAGAGGGCTTAAAGAATGAGCGCCAGGATCGTCATACCGGATCGGGAATTCATCAAAGCCGTGGCGCGTAAGTCTCGGCTCTTTATGTCTAGCCCCGATCGCATCGAGGCCGCGGAGAAGTTCTTCACGGCCGCGTATCGCGCCGGTGCGATGAACGAAGCCAAGCGCCAGGAAGAAGTGATCAAACAGTTGCAGCAGCGATTACGTCAATTGGAGGAAGCATGACCCGCAAAGCCGTACTCGAACGCACGCTCGGCAAAAAGGCAGCGAAAAAGTTCCTGCCTCAGCCTAAGAAACCCGAAGTGGATCTCGTCACACTCTTGGAAAGCACCGACCTCTTCGACGCCCTGGTGTGCGCAGAACTGCTGAAGGTTCACCAGGCGCTGACCATGGACCTCGAGGGTCGCAAGGCAGGCCGTTTCAATTACGGAATATTCGAGTCCGACAAAGACCTCGATATTGAAACAATCGAGCGCCACCTGGACGCCATCGAACTCGTCGCCCGCTACTTCTCGACCCCCTCGAGCAGGATGTTCTAATTGCAATCTTTGGCGGGTACACTAGCCGCCTATGAAGGTCGTCTGTGAAAAAGTCGACCCTTCAGATCCGGATGTCGAAGAGACCATCGTCGAGCTGCAACGGGCTTGTCTGCCGCACGATTCTTTGTACATGCCGGATGAGGGGGTTTGGTGGATCGCGTACCATCGGCGCACGCCGGTGGGATTCGCCTGCCTGGTGCCTTCCCTACAGATCCCCGACGGGGTCTATCTCAGCCGAGCCGGGGTCGTCCCCTACGCCAGGGGCGCCGGTATCCAACGCCGCCTCATCCGCGTACGCCTCGTTTGGGCTAAACGAGAAGGCTACAACTGGGCTGTTTCAGATACCACGGATAACGGACCAAGCGCCAATAACCTCATCGCCTGCGGGTTCCGTCTGTATACCCCGGGCGTCCCCTATTCTTTTGCTCGAGCCCTCTACTGGAAGAAGAAGCTCTAAGTGCCTTTCAAGGACGAAAAGGTCCGCAAGGCAAAACAGCGAGAGTACTCGAGGCGCTGGTACCTCTCGAACAAAGAAGCCACGCACGAGAGCGTCGCTAAACGTAAGCGCCGCCTACGCGGTGAGTGGTTCGAGTACAAGGCCAAACAAAAGTGTTCTAAGTGCGGCTTCGCACACCCCGCGGCGATCGATTTCCACCACGTCGTCAAGCAGCATAAACGCTCGGTGAACTACCTCGCTGCCAAGCTCCATAACATACCGGCCGCGATCCGCGAGGCAGAAGAACAGTGCATACCGCTCTGTAGTAACTGCCACCGAATCTTGCACTGGCAGGAGCACGAGGGTATAAAGGCGGCTAGAAAGAAGAAAGGGAGATAGAAATGGACGGACGTATTCTTTTGTTGCTTTTGATTAGTGCGCTTGTTATAAGTTTGATTGTCCGATACAGAAGAAAGCCTATTGACGAAGAGTGGCGTCACGTGCCACCCCCGAATTGGCGATGTTCTCGAGGCGGACGAGATTATTTTTAACCATTTGTAGAAAGGAGGTATCTTGATTATCTGTGCAGCATTGCTGCTCTTCTTTTTTGGGGTCTTCGGCATCATCGCCTACGAGACCGCCCTGCGTGCAGAGGTGATCAATAACTCCCCAGACCCGCTTTACGCGGCCTGTGCATTTGACTCGAGCGGCCGGAACCTCCCGCCCTCCTGCTTCGCCCTCATTACCCAAGACAAGGAACTGCCCCGATGAAAGCCATGAAACGTAACAAGGCCAAAAAGCCCCAGGCCGAACGCGCCCTTCAGTACTTCCTCGACAACCCCGGCGCGAACGTCAAGGGCGTGGCCAAGCGGTTCGGTATATCCCTGCCGTATGCATACAACCTGCGTAACCAGGCCAAGACGCCAGACGAAGAGATCCTCACGATCGAGCTCGATGACCTCTTGGATGCCGCAGGAGTGCCCGCGATCCTCGGACAACGGGCCAAGACTTACGGCGCCTTCAAGGACAACGCCCGCGTCGCCCAAGGCCTCAAACGCGTCATGGCCGAACACGCCCGGGAGCACGAGAAGACCTTCGCCGACGATCAATGGGAAGCCCTCGAGATGATCGCGAGCAAGATCTCCCGTATCGTCAACGGCGATCCCGATAGCGTCGACCAATGGGACGATATCGCCGGCTACGCCACGCTGATCGCGGATCGATTGCGAGGTGTCGCCAGATGACCCTCCGACCCGCTATTAACTCCACCGCCGATCCACCGATCCCCATCGAGGACCTGCGGCTTCGAGAATACGTCTTCGCCCTGCGTCGACGCATCGAAGTCGGACAGGATCTCATGGAGGCGCTCGTACAGGATATCGACCGACTGAAAGC